CCTGAAAATAACTCCGCGGGAACTTTTGGCCCAGAGTCTCCTCAAAATCGGGTTCAAAACTAGCTAAGAACTATACCGAAAGGGGGTGTTAACCGTGGTGGCGAGGCAGGTATCACCAAAGAACACACCGCTAACTAAGCGTCCCGCGGCAACAACTCTTGACGGTAGAGAACAACAGTTAGTCGCTCTTGCTGTTGATGAAGCTGAACGTCAGATCCGCGCTGGGACAGCTTCGGCCCAGGTAGTTACACATTTTCTGAAACTTGGATCGACCAGAGAGAAGCTCGAGCAAGAACGAATCGCACACGAGAACGAATTGCTCGTCGCAAAGCGGGAAGCTCTCGCATCACAAGCTCGAGTCGAAGAGTTGTACTCGAAAGCTCTCGGTGCTATGCGCCAATACTCTGGTCAAGATCCTATCGGTGAGTACGATGGTTAGATCGTACAACGAATTGCACAGATACGTAACGCTCGAAGAACGTTTCAATTACCTGAAGCTTCACGGCCAGGTCGGAGAAGCAACCTTCGGGTTTGATCGCTGGATGAACCAGAGATTCTATCGATCAAGGGAATGGCGACAGCTTCGTGACTTCGTCATAATCAGAGACAATGGTTGTGACTTGGGTGTGCCTGAACATGAGATTCACGAACGTCTCATAATCCACCACATGAACCCAATGACGATCGAAGACATCGTGCATAGTAACGAGGACAATCTAAACCCAGACTTCCTCATATCTACCACACATCAAACACACAACGCGATTCACTACGGTGACGAACGTCTGTTGCCTCGCCGCCAAATCATCCGTGCCGCAGGTGACACCAAGCTGTGGTAATCGAGAGGAGCAATCATGTCTGAATCTCCAGATCCGTGGCCGAACTTGACCCCAGTTGTTGATGGGGTTGTTCCGGCTTCCGAGATCCCGCAGGATCCCGATTTTCTGTCCATCGACGGTCTCGCCACCGACGACCTTGAGCTTGAGATGGAGGACTAATGAGCACCAACACAAAGCTTATGATCGAACGAGTCCTCAATCGTCTCCGCGGAGCTCTCGGAACCGGCGAGACTCCACCCGGATCGAATCACAATTTCATCACCGAGTGGTACAACAAGACGGTCAAGAAGATCGGTGATGGCCCTTGGTGTGAGATGACCAACACCTGGGCCATGTGGACCGGCGGAGCACAGTCTCTCAAGAATGGTCGGGCATACACGGTCTGGGCTGCACAAGATGCTCAGCAAAATGTCCGGGGCAGCGATTGGTTCTTCGGAACCAAGGGGATGCGTGCTGGCGATCAGGTCTACTACGACTGGTCCGGCAAAAAGGGAAACGTCAATCTCGTCGACCACACGGGAACTGTCGAGCAGATTCTCGGCGATGGAACGTTCTACGTGCTCGAGGGAAACACCGCTGCAAACAAGCTTCAAAGAATGCGCCGCGATGCGAAATTCGTCGTCGGCTACGCTCGTTTCAACTGGGACGCTCTCGGCCCGGTCGCACCAACTCCGGTGCCGAAGCCGCCAGCAAAACCGAAGCCCGATGTTGCCCTGATCAAGAAGCTTCAGTCGTTGCTCGAGGTCACGCCTGATGGCAAGTGGGGTGCGGTCACAGATTCTCGAGCTCAGCTCATGCGTACTGCAGCTCGGGCGAAGGTCGGCTGGCCGAAGCGGGTCAACAAGCCCTTCCGAGTTCTCGAGGCCCAGCGGATCATCGACACGACCGAAGACAACGTCTGGGGACCTCGTTCTCAGGCTTCCATGAGCGATTGGGTCGAGCTCTTCCAGCACGCTCTTGGTGTTCCTGTCGATGGCGACTGGGGGCCTCGGACTGACAACGCTTACCTCGCAGCGAGGAAGCGAAACCTGAACAACTTCTGATCGATAGGAGGTGAGTACCATTACCGACAGTATCCTCGACACCACCAAAAAGATGCTGGGCCTTGAAGCTTCTTACGACGTGTTCGACGTTGATATCACGATGCATATCAACAGCGTCTTCTTCACCCTGAACCAGCTCGGCATTGGCCCAGTGCTCGGTTTCGCCATTGCGGATAATGCTGCGGTGTGGGCTGACTATCTTGGCGAGAATCTTCTTTTGAACTCGGTGAAAACGTACATGTTCCTCCGAGTCAAATTGCTCTTCGACCCTCCGCAAAACTCATTCACCATCGCTGCCATGGAGCGACAGATCGACAAGCTCGAGTGGCAACTGAACGTGTATCGAGAGAACGCCATCGCTGAACCGGTCGTGGTTCCATGACCACGATGCCTTCGGGTCTCGTCAAGGGCCGGCTGACAACTCCTCAGATTCTTGGGAATTCAAATCCCTACACTCTGAACATGTCAGCCGGCACCACGGGAACAGCGCTTGCTACTGGGGATTTCATTTTCATCCTTCTCGATGCTACGGGAACCACAGCAAACGCAAACACACCAACGCCACCCACTGATTTCCGAGAACTCGTCACTTGGCAGGCTCTCGGAACTTCGGGAACTACAACTTACGGAATCTACGCAAAACGAAGAGCACTTGGCGAGGGAAATTACGACATCCCTCAGTCGAACACGGGTCGTGCAAACTTCGTCAATGCTCACGTGATTTGGGTTGACGGAGCAAACGCGGATGAAGTCGAAAATTTCATTATCGGAACAATTGGAACTCGAGCTGGCTCCGGCGGAACGTTCGATACAAACGCGCCAAGCGTTACAACATCGGCTGCTAACGCAATGGTGTTTGCCTTCGGTGCAGAACGTACCACAGCAGCCGAAACTGAAGTTCAACTGACGGTTTCCGGAACTGGTTGGACAAAACAAGCAGCAATTCTTGGTTCTGGTGCAGCACTAACCACATTCACGGTGGCCAGTAAGGGTATGACTTCCGCTGGTGCTTCTGGAATCGTCACCTTCACCAACGTCAACACGCAGGCAACCAATGGTGCAGCGCTTCAGGTCATCATCCCAGCGTTGCCGGATGCTCCTCCATCTTCCGTCCCCGGTCAACTTTGGGATGGTACGAATGCCATTGCCGGTCAATGGTTCGTTGCAGGTCCGAGTGACACGGTAGATTCGCTTCTCTGGGCCGGAATGATTTGGCCAGGCTACGAATCGATCGACGCCATGCTTGCTGAGGATTTCTTTTACCTCGGTCATCGTGGTGGTTCTGGCAACTGGCCCGAAATGAGTATGCAAGCCTACACGCAAGCTGCACTTCGCGGTTACGGTGCACTTGAATTTAGTGTGGCTCGAACGTCAGACGGCGTTTGGATCGGATGTCACGACGCGAGTCTGGATAGAACTGCTCTGGGAACTGGTGGCGGATCGGGCACCACGTATGTCGTCTCCGCAATGACCTGGGCAGCAGTTCAGACTCATGATCAACTTCCTGTCGTGGGCGCGCCCGTGAACTCGCTTCATCAACCGTACTCGAGGCTCGAGGATATTCTCGATGCTTACATCGATAGTCATGTTATCTTCGTGGACATCAAATCGGCGAACTCGTTCAGAACCGATCTCATCGCGTTCCTGAAGACGTATCCGAATTGGCAAGAAAAGATCGTTGCAAAATCAGTTCCTGGTAGTGCTAACTCTTCTTGGTTGGCCTCTGCTCGAGCTGCTGGATTCCAGTGCAACGCGATGTTCTACGAAGGTGAGAACTTCACTACGTACCACACTCAGGCTGATATTCTTGGCATGGAGTACACAGCGTCAAGCGGTACGTGGACGTCGATCAAATCTCATGGAAAGCCAGTCATTGCGCACGTCGTTCCGAGTGAGGCAGCAATTGCAACGGCTATGGGTCTTGGCGCCGATGGCGCAACTGTCAGCCGACCAAATCAGGTTCCACTCATTACGTTCTGAGGGAGGAGGATAATGCCGGAAATTAGGACTGCAGAAGAATTCTTCGAGCACTTCGGTGTCAAAGGCATGAAGTGGGGCGTTCGAAACGATCAGGGTCATGAAGGTCAGTCTGCTAGCCCTCGGAAGATCAATAAGCTTGATCAGAAATTCGAAACGAAGGCCGGAACAACGAAGACGTTCTTCGATGTATACAACAAGGGCGCCCAAGACTTCAACGACAACAAGATCGACGCGATTAACAACAAACCGTTGTGGCGGAAACATGCCAATGCAGGAACGTTCCGTAACGACAACCATCCCGCGACCAAGCAGTATCACAAAGAAGTTCAGGATTCGTTCGTCGATTCACTGAATAAAGCCGCAAATTCTCTCGGAACGAATGCCTCGGGTACAAAGAAACTTGGCGTGCACATTCTCGATGGCGATAACGATTGGTCTTTAGTCCTCGAGGACGTCAAGCACGCTGCAGAAAGTATCAGCCTGAAAGTGACAAAATCGCCGACCGGATTGATCACATCGATTGCGTTGGTTGAGCCGATGAATCACAGTGAAGAATTCGTTGACGAGTTTTTCGAGCACTTTGGCGTCAAGGGTATGAAGTGGGGCGTTCGACGTGGCGATAATGCTTCGAGTTCTCCAACATCAAATGATGCAGCAAAAGCATCGAAGTTCCAGCAGGTCGCCAAAAAGTCGGGAACGAGAGCGCTTTCCAACGAGGATCTTCAGACGTTGGTCACACGAATGAATCTTGAACAGCAATACAACAGATTGAAGCCGCCAACTCCAACCAAAAAGGCCACGAAGTTTGTCGGAGATTTCCTCCTGTCGGTCGGCAAACAGCAGGCTTCAAAGTTCGCAAACGATCAATTCGGCAAATTCATCGCCGGACAACTCGGAAAACCTCGAAATCGACAGCCGAAAGTGCTCAGAATCACATCACTTCGGTAAGCAGCTGATGAAGTAGAAGGGAGGGTTGGCGATGGGTTTATCGAATACCGCGGTACCAATCTACTATGGGCGATTTCGGGATGCAGTTATGCGCGGGGAAATTCCCGTAAACCGAGAGATTGCCATGGAAATGAACCGCATCGATGCGCTCATCGCCAACCCCAACATCTACTATGATGATCTAGCTGTTGAAGGATTCATCCTTTACTGTGAGAATGAGCTCACGCTCACAGATGGTGGAGATTTACATCTGCTTGATTCATTCAAAGTGTGGGCAGAACAGATCTTTGGTTGGTATTACTTTGTAGATCGGAGTGTATACCAACCTTCGAAAGACAATCATGGTGGTCACTACGTAACCAAGACAATTAAGAAGCGTCTGACAATCAAACAGTATTTGATCGTCGCTCGAGGCGCTGCAAAGTCGATGTATGCCGAATGCATCCAGGCGTACTTTCTGAATGTCGACACATCGACGACGCATCAGATCACAACGGCTCCGACGATGAAGCAGGCCGACGAGGTCATGTCTCCGTTTCGGACCGCCATTACAAGATCTCGTGGTCCACTCTTCGAATTCTTGACCGAAGGTTCTTTGCAAAACACCACAGGGTCAAGAGCAATGCGGCAGAAGTTGGTGCCGACCAAGAAGGGCATTGAGAACTTTCTGACTGGGTCATTGCTCGAGGTTCGCCCAATGTCGATCAACAAACTGCAGGGTCTTCGCCCTAAGGTTTCGACGATTGATGAATGGTTGTCTGGAGATGTTCGAGAGGACATTGTCGGTGCAATCGAGCAGGGTGCATCCAAACTTGATGACTATTTGATTGTCGCCATCAGCTCAGAAGGAACGGTTCGGAATGGTTCCGGCGATACAATCAAAATGGAACTTGCTGACATTCTTAAAGGCGATTACTTGGCGCCTCACATTTCGATTTGGCACTATAAGCTTGATGAACTCGAGGAAGTTGGCGACCCTGCAACGTGGCCGAAGGCTAATCCGAACATTGGGAAGACGGTTTCGTACGAGACTTATCAACTCGATGTGGAACGAGCGGAGAAAGCGCCGGCGTCAAGGAATGACATCCTGGCTAAGCGGTTTGGAATCCCCATGGAAGGTTACACATACTTCTTTACTTACGAGGAAACCCTCCCGCACCGCAGGGGTACTTTCTGGCAGCTTCCTTGTTCTTTGGGTGCTGACTTGTCACAGGGCGATGACTTCTGCGCGTTCACGTTCTTATTCCCATTACCAAATGGGTCTTTCGGAGTCAAGACTCGAAGTTACATCACATCATTGACGTTGATGAAATTGCCTAGCGCCATGCGGGTAAAGTACGACGAATTCATCAACGAAGAAAGTCTTCATGTGCTCGAAGGAACGATCCTCGACATGATGGAAGTCTTTGAGGATCTAGATGCACACATCATCAAAAACGAATACGACGTTCGCACGTTCGGATATGACCCATACAACGCCAAAGAATTCGTTCAACGCTGGGAAGCTGAGAATGGGCCATTCGGAATTGAGAAAGTAATTCAGGGTGCGAAGACCGAATCAGTTCCTCTCGGTGAATTGAAGAATCTTAGTGAAGAACGTCTACTCATCTTTGATGAATCACTAATGACCTTCGCGATGGGCAACGCCATCACAATCGAAGACACAAACGGCAATCGGAAGCTCTTGAAGAAGCGACAAGAAGACAAGATCGATAACGTGTCGGCTATGATGGATGCTTTCGTAGCATACAAACTACACAAGGAGGCGTTCGAATGATCGTTGGTGAAGACAAACCGTCGCTTGAAACTCTCGCGCATTTCGGCGTCCTCGGAATGAAGTGGGGGCATCGGAGATCTGCGACGGGATCTGAGATTGTAGATGCTAGGCGCAGGATTCAAATCAAGCAGCAACAAGCTGAACTGGTCAGATCTTCCCGAAAGAGCACCAAAAAGGGAACCCCGGAACGAGCTAAGCAAGATGTGAAGCTCAATCAAATGAAGGCTTCTTTTCTGAAGAATCCAGATCGAGTGATTGCATCTCGTTTGACTCGAGGTGAAAAAGCAATCGTAGTGATGCTTGCTGCAACCGGCGTCGGTGCTCCATTTGCGGTCGCAGCTATCGGATCAACTTCGGCAGTTTCCCGTCGAATCGAATTCAAGCAGGACAAGGCGAAGGCAGCTGCCGGTCAGAAGACGCCATGACGACAACGATTCCAGACGGTCTTCATGGGGGAGGAACGCTGATTCCCGGATCTGGGGAATCGGGTGGCACTGGTGATAAAGGCCCAACTGGAGATAAGGGTCCTGTCGGAAACAAAGGCGCCACCGGCGACAAAGGCGCTGTAGGAGACAAAGGCCCAACTGGCGATGAAGGTCCCGATGGAAATCCAGGATCTGATGGAACGCCAGGTGTTGTAGGAGACAAAGGCCTAATAGGCGATAAGGGTCCAGATGGAGATCCAGGTCCTGATGGAGATCCAGGTCCTGATGGAAATCCTGGCCCAGATGGTGATCCTGCTGGGCGTCGCACACCAAGAGTATTCTCGACAGTTTCGACTACAACGTTGACGCCCGAGATTGCGGATTACGATTTACTTACACTCACAGCTCAAGCGGCAAATCTGACAATCGCCAATCCAGCAACATCCGTCCCAACGGATGGCGAGATGATTCGAATTCGTGTACTCGACAATGGTACAGCACGGACGTTTATGTTTGGGTCTGCTTACGTTGCTCGAGCAGGAATCCCTCTACCAACGACTACGGTGATCAGCAAGCTCACCGAGATGGCGTTTGAGTACAATTCGGCCACCACAAAATGGAATCTGATCGCCTTCGCTCAGGAGGTGTAGTCGGTGACCGAGAACATATTTACGGATCAGCTTCCGGCGTTGGTCAACTTACAGGATAGTACGTACACTCTCGGAACTACATTTTCTTCCGATGTTGATGGGCTGATTTTAGGCACTAGAGTTTATGTCGGAGAAGTACCAACAAGTCCTTCCCCAACGGGTTTGTTATATTTAGCAACATCGGCCACAACTGGAATTCTTCTTGCCAGTAAAGCTTTTGGAATTTTAATCCCTGGCGAATGGAACGAGATCCTTTTTGATACGCCAGTGGAAATCATTGCCGATCAAGTTTATGTGACGGCATGGGGTCCCACGAACAATTATTCAGCCACCGGAGGGATGTTCAACTCATCAAGTGTTATTAATGGACATCTCTCGGCATTGATGACGACATTCGATCGGCCGAATGGCAAATTCCATGTCGGAACGTCATTCACTTTCCCCGATGAAACATTCAATGGGGGCGGATACTTCGTCGACACTATCTTCGAGTCGGCCGGAGAGGAGTCCGTCTCTTATCTTAAGAACAGTTTCTTCTTCGGGGCAGCGGTCTAACGTGCCGAGTCTCATCCGAAAACCAAAGGAAAGGAGGTGAGTGGTGGCAAATTTCGGATCTAAGCTCAGGCATGCTTGGAACGCGTTCATCTCAGATGACAAAGAAGAACCGGTTCGTGATTTTCGAGATCTGGGACCTAGTTACAGTTCTCGCCCGGATCGATCTCGATTCCTTTGGTCGAATGAACGTTCGATCATCTCCTCGATCTACACACGAATCAGCATTGACGTAGCTTCAGTTCGACTTCGGCATGTTCGTTTGGACGAAGATGAACGTTACGTAGAAGACATAGCCAGTGGTCTTCAGGAATGTCTGAAGGTCGAGGCCAACATCGATCAGGCAGCTCGGCATTTCCGTCAAGACATTCCTATGACGTTGTTCGACAGTGGTGTTTCGTGCATTGTTCCTGTGGACACAACGTCGGATCCGTCGATTTCCGGAGCGTTTGACGTCAAAACGTTGCGTGTTGGGAAGATCGTACAGTGGTACCCAAAGCACGTTAGGGTACGTTTGTATCGAGAGTCAACGGGGAATCAAGAAGAGATCACGCTCGAGAAGAAGTTTGTGGCGATCGTTGAGAATCCGCTTTTCGCGGTAATGAACGAACCAAACTCCACACTTCAGCGATTGATTCGAAAACTCAACATGCTTGACGCTGTGGATGAAGCGTCCAGTTCGGGAAAGCTCGATTTGATCATCCAATTGCCATACACAATCAAGTCCGAAGCTCGGAAGCTTCAAGCCGAACAACGTCGAACTGACATTGAGTTCCAGTTGAAGGGCAGCAAGTACGGTATCGCCTACGCCGACGGTACCGAAAAGATTACTCAGCTGAATCGCCCAGCCGAGAACAACCTAATGAGTCAGATCGAGTATTTGATTGAGATGCTCTATTCTCAGCTTGGTCTAACCAAGGCCATCATGGACGGTACAGCAGAAGAACAGGCGATGATCAACTACTACAACCGAACGGTCGAGCCAATTCTTGGTGCAATTGCCGAAGCAATGACGAGAACGTTCTTGACCAAGACCGCTCGATCTCAAGGGCAGTCAGTCGTTTACTTCCGCGACCCGTTCAAGCTTATTCCAATCTCAGTTCTTGCTGAGGTTACCGATAAGTTCACACGGAATGAAGTTGCGTCGGCAAACGACATTCGAACATCTATTGGATGGAAGCCGTCCAAGGATCCAAAGGCTGACGAGCTGAGAAACAGCAACATGCCCATGCCGGCGCCGTCGGTACCGGAAGCTACTACAATCAAAGAACTTGGGAAGGTAGACAGTCAAAATGGCAGCTGATTTCAGTGGATACGCCACGAAGGCTGGACTCAAGTGCTCCGACGGCAGGACTATCACGGCTGAAGCGTTCAAGCATCAGGATGCCGTGACGGTTCCTCTCGTGTGGCAGCACGCACACGGTGAGCCCAGCAATGTTCTTGGGCATGCGGTTCTCAAAGCCCAGGCTGACGGCATGCGTGCCGACGGATACTTCAACGCCACCAAGGCCGGCCAGACGGCGAAGCAGCTTGTCCAGCACAGGGACATCACTGCGCTCTCCATCTACGCCAACAAGCTTCTCGAGCAGGGGAAGACCGTTCTTCACGGAACCATTCGTGAGGTCAGTCTGGTTCTTTCGGGAGCCAATCCCGGCGCACTCATCGATTTCGTGCAGATCGCACATGGTGATGACGTCGAGGTCCTGACTGATGAAGCAGTCATCCACGCCGGCCTCGAGATCGAAGTTCCCGAGCCGGAAGAAGAGCCCGAAGTCCAGGGCGAGAAGGAAGTCCAGGGAGAGGAGAAGGTCGAGCACGCTGACGACCCCACCGTTCAGGACATCTTCGATTCCATGGATTCGGATCAGAAGAACGTCGTCGCGTTGCTTGTCGGGCAGGCTCTGGAGTCTGTCGCAGCGGAGCATTCAGACTCCACCACCAATGAGGACGCCCTCACCCACCAGAAAGAGGAACCAGTGAAGCACAACGTCTTCGACGCCAACGACACCGCCAACGGCACCGGCAGTGGAGAGCTCCGCCACATCATGTCGGAACTTGATGTCAAGGGCATCATGCAGTCCGCGATCAAGCACGGTTCGTTGAAGAGTGCTGTCGAGGAATACGCCCTCGCGCACAACATCACCAACATCGAGCTCATGTTCCCGGATGCGCAGCTTCTGGAGAACCGTCCCGAGTTCAACAAGCGCCGCACTGAGTGGGTCGCCGGCGTTCTCGGCGGTACGCGGCACAGCCCATTCTCCCGGGTCAAGAGCATCGTGGCGGACCTGACCTTCGAGGACGCGCGGGCCAAGGGCTACATCAAGGGCGAGTTGAAGAAGGAAGAGTTCTTCGGCGTCTCCAAGCGGGTCACGTCTCCGACCACCGTCTACAAGAAGCAGAAGCTCGATCGGGACGACGTCCTGGACATCACGGACTTCGACGTCATCGCGTGGCTCAAGATGGAAATGCGCATGATGCTGGACGAGGAGATCGCGCGGGCGATCCTCATCTCCGACGGTCGTGACATCTCCAACGAGGACAAGATCAAGGACCCGATCGGTGCTGCGGACGGAATCGGGATCAGGTCGATCCTCAACGATCACGAGCTGTACGTCACCACGGTGAACGTGAACGTCGACGACGCGGAATCCTCGTACGACGAGGTCATCGACGCGGTGATGGATGGGATGGAGTACTACAAGGGGACCGGCACGCCGGACTTCTACACCACCATTCGGGAGCGGAACAAGTTCCTCAAGGCCAAGGATGAGATGGGTCGTCGGCTGTACAAGGACGTCAGTGAGGTGGCTTCTGCACTGGGTGTGGCGAGCGTCATCTGCGTCGAGCCGATGAACGATCTGACCGACGTCGTCGGCATCATCGTCAACCTGTCGGACTACAACATTGGCACCGACAAGGGTGGCGAGGTCAATATGTTTGACGACTTCGACATCGACTACAACCAGCAGAAGTACCTGATCGAGACCCGGCTCTCCGGTGCTCTCGTGAAGATCAAGTCCGCGCTGGTGATCAAGAAGACCGCCGCGGCCAACGTGCTCGTGGCTCCGACCGTGCCGACCTTCGTTCGTACGACTGGTGTCATCACGATCCCGACCAAGACCGGCGTGGTTTACAAGAACGCTGCGGGTACTACTCTGACCGCAGGTGCTCAGACCCCCCTGTCCGCGGGCGCCAGCCTGACCGTCAACGCCACCCCGGCGGCCGGTTACTACTTCGGCACCTCCGAGAACGACAGCTGGACGTTCACGCGCGACGCGGCCTGATCTGACGGAATGGATTGACTCATGGCAAAGTTCTACGGTGATATTGGCTTCGGCGAATCTGTAGAGACTGCGCCTGGAGTTTGGGAGGACGTCGTCACAACGCGAAAGTATTATGGCGACGTCCTCCGCAACACCAGAAAGCTTCAGGACGGAGAGAATCTGAACAATGATCTCTCCGTAAACAACTCGATCAGCATCGTCGCGGACGCTTACGCCAGCGAGAACTTCTTTGCCATGCGGTATATCAGTTGGGCGGGGACGTTGTGGATAGTCTCAGATGTTGAGGTGCAACGTCCTCGCCTTCTGTTGAGGTTGGGAGGTGTCTACCATGGGTCGATTGGAACTCCAGTCAGTCCTTGAGGTGCTTCTTGGTAGTGAGAACGTTTACTTCCAGCCACCGCAAAGCACGAAGATGGCGTTTCCATGCATTGTCTACCATCCGGACAATATGGATACTCAGTTCGCTGGCAATGTCCCTTACAGCGTTACCCAGCGTTACCAAGTGACCGTAATCGATAAGAATCCGGATAGTTTGATTCCGATGAAGGTCGCCCATCTCCCCCGTTGCCTGTATAACAGGTTCTTCACGGCGGATAATCTCAACCATTCCGTATTCAATCTTTACTTCTGAGGAGTAACCAAATGACCAAGCTTGCTTGGGATCAGACTGGTCAGCGCCGCTATGAGACTGGCGTCGATCACGGAATTCTGTACCCTCTCGACGGCGCCGGCGCCTACAGCCAGGGTTACGCTTGGAATGGTCTCACGGCCGTTACCGAGTCTCCTTCAGGTGCCGAGGCCAGCCCGCAGTACGCGGACAACATCAAGTACCTGAACCTGATCTCCTACGAGGAGTTCGGCGGTACGATCGAGGCCTTCACCTACCCGAACGAGTTCGCGTTGTGTGACGGCACGGCCCAGCCCGAAACCGGGGTTTTCGTGGGGCAGCAGGCCAGAAAGACTTTCGGTCTGGCATACCGCTCCAAGATCGGCAACGATGTCGACGGTCAGGACCACGGCTACAAGCTCCACCTGATCTACGGCGCTATTGCGGCTCCGTCCGAAAAGGCCTACGCGACGGTGAACGACTCTCCGGAGCCGATCACCTTCAGCTGGGAACTGACGACCACTCCGGTCGAGGTCGGCACCATCAGCAGCGTCGCCTACAAGCCGACCGCATACCTCACGATCGATTCGACCACCGCCGATGCTGGTTCTCTGGCCGAGCTCGAGGACCTTCTGACCGGAACCGTCGGTTCGGACCCTCAGCTTCCCATGCCGGCCGACGTCATCGCTCTCTTCGCCGGTACGACCACCCAGGTCACCCCGACCGAGCCGGCGTTCAACCAGGGCACCAACACCATCACCATCCCCACCGTCACCGGCGTGGTCTACAAGGTCGGAGGCGTCACCAAGGCACCCGGCGCGCTGGTCATCACGACGAACACCGTGGTCAACGCGTACCCGCTTCCGGGCTACAAGTTCCCGGCCGTGGGCGACGATGACTGGTTCTACCCGTTCGTCTGATCTGAGAACTGATTTGAGAGAAAGGAGACCAGAGAATGCTCACTCTAATTGTCCAAATGTCCGAAAATTACGACGAAGCAAAGCAAGAATTCATCCCGGACAAAGTTGTTAAGTTGGAGCTCGAGCATTCTCTGGTCTCCCTGTCAAAATGGGAGTCATTCTGTGAGAAGCCTTTTCTCGGAAACATACCCAAGACTGCCGAAGAAACATTGTGGTACATCCAGTTCATGACGATGACCCCCAATGTTCCTCCGGAGGTTTTCAACAGCCTCTCTACCGAGAACATAATCGAAATAAATGCCTACATAGACAAGAAAATGACGGCAACTTGGTTCAAAGAAGAACCACCAGCTCGCCAAGGTGAAATCATTACAGCAGAAGTGATTTACTACTGGATGATTTCATTGAACGTCCCAATAGATTGCCAAGATTGGCACCTTAATCGACTATTAACTTTGATTAGAGTCTGTAATCAGAAGAACGCTCCGCCAGCAAAGAAGATGAACGCTCGAGAGCTTGCGCAAAGGAATCGCATGCTCAACGAAGAACGCCGAGCCCGACTACAAACAGCTGGATAACTGTCGGAAGGAGGAACTGGAATGGCGAAGCTTAGCTGGGATTCTGCCGGCAAAAGATTCTTCGAGGTTGGCGTGGATCGAGGCGTTCTCTACCCAAAAACGGGTCAAGGCGTTGCGTGGAACGGATTGATTGCCGTCACAGAATCGCCAGTTGGTGGCGAAGCCAAGCCATACTATCTCGACGGCGTCAAATACGAAAATCGAACGACGGTTGAAGAATTCGCAGCTACTATTGAGGCGTTCACGTATCCTGAGGAATTCGCTATTTGCGATGGTACTTCCTCGTTGACCACTGGGTTGTTCGCCAACCAACAGTACCGGCAACCATTCGGAATGTGTTACCGAACAAAGCTTGGGAACGACATTACCGGGCCGGACTTCGGATACAAGATTCATCTCGTTTACAACGCAATAGCAACCCCAACACAGCGAGCCAATCAGTCCATCTCGGATAGTCCTGACGCCATCACCTTCAGTTGGTCCGTCACAACGATTCCGGTTAGGGTTACGGGTATCCGCCCAACTGCGCATTTCATCATCGATTCGGTAAGAACCGACCCAGATGTGTTGGCTGCGGTTGAGGCGTTGTTGTATGGATCCGACGATAATGTGCCAACAATGCCAACCGTTGATGAACTCATCGCTATCTATCTCGACGCCCTTCCGCCAACGGAATTCTTGGTTGTTGACAACGGCGATGACACCTTCACGATCACTGGTCCGGCCGGAATGGTCGACGCGATCGACGCAACCCACTTCACGCTCAACGCTCCGACCGTTACTGATCATGGTGACGGCACAGCGACAGCCACCTCAGCGTAAGTAAAGGAGAACCATGGCAAGCGTAAACGTATTGACTGCGGAACGTACGATCGAGATTGAGGATGCGATCATCACCGACGCGTCAATCGACGGCAGTGGACATTTGATCCTCACAAGGAACGATCTGTCGACCATCGACGCTGGCGTGGCCAAGGGCGCACAAGGTGTTGCTGGAGTTTCGGGCGCAATCGCTGTCGACGACCTCGAGGATGTTCCGCCGGGAACGCCTTCCGGCACCCCAATTTTCCTCCGGGAGTAATTTCCAAAAAGTAATTTCAAAAGGAGATCCACGTGTTCTCACTAACCTCGAAAGGGTCCTTCAGCAAAACCGAAGCGTCATTAAGGAAAATGGCAGCGATCAATTTCGCGCGTATTCTTGACTCTGCGGGTAAAGCTGGACAAGATGCTTTGGCGCGAGCAACGCCGGTAGACACAGGTTTAGTTGCGAGTTCGTGGACATACACGGTAGAAGGGGGAAATGGTGTAATTCGTCTCATTTGGCATAATACGGACATAGAGAGCGGATTTCCGGTAGCCATCATGTTGCAGTTCGGTTATGCAACTGGAACTGGCGGATATGTTCAAGGACGAGACTACATCAACCCAGCTATCGAGCCCATATTCATCAAAATCCAAGCTGACGTATGGAAGGCGGTGACCTCCGCATGAGCGGTATCGAAACTAGGGTTCTTCAGATCAGATTCGACAATGCTCAATTCTCAGCAGGAATTAGCAAGACTCTTGCCGATCTCAAAGCATTGAATTCCGGACTCAAGCTCGAGGGCGCCGCCAAGGGTCTAAACGAGGTCAGCAAAGCTGCCAGCAAATTCTCTCTGGGAAATCTCAGCTCCGGTCTAAGCAATGTGACCTCCAAGTTCAGTGCGCTTTCGGTCGTTGGTGTCACGGCATTAGCTACGATCACTGCAAAAGCAGTCCAAGCCGGCGCCACACTGATCAAATCTCTAACGCTTCAGCCCTTGACAAGTGGATTCCAAGAATATGAAACTGGTCTGAATGCTGTTCAGACAATCCTGGCGAACACTGCAGCGGCTGGCGTTGGGCTCAAGGAAGTCAACGCAACACTGCTCGATTTGAACCGATATTCTGACCAAACGATCTACAACTTCGGTCAGATGGCAAAGAACATCGGAACCTTCACTGCTGCTGGCGTAGATCTGAAGACTGCGACAGCGTCGATCAAGGGTATTGCTAACCTTGCTGCTTTGTCGGGCTCCAATTCTGAACAAGCTTCCAGCGCTATGTATCAGCTCTCCCAGGCTATTTCTGCTGGGAGAGTTTCGCTCGAGGACTGGAACTCAGTCGTCAATGCGGGTATGGGTGGTACTGTATTCCAGCGTGCATTGGCGCAAAATGCCGAGAAAATGGGCACGCTGAGCAAGGGCGCTGTAGAACTCAAAGGTAAGATGAAGAACGTCACCATCGAAGGAAAATCCTTCCGCGAATCCATCACGGCCAAGCCGGGTGAAGAATCGTGGTTGACTTCAGATGTCCTGACGCGTACGTTGAGTCAGTTCACCGGTGACTTGTCCAACGCTGCATTGGCTGCGCAGGGCTTCAACGAGCAGGAAATCAAGGCAATCCAGGCTCAGGCCAAAACTGCTAAGAACGCAGCCACGCAGGTCAAAACGATGACCCAGTTGTTTGGGACGTTGAAGGAAGCTGCTGGTTCTGGTTGGGCCCAGACGTGGCAGCTCATATTTGGCGACTTTGAGGAAGCGAAGAAGCTCTTCACGAGTGTGAACAATACACTTGGCGCATTCATTTCTTCATCAGCAAATGCTCGAAACAAGGTTCTTGGCGACTGGAAAGAGATGGGTGGTCGTACAGTACTCATCGATGCAATTGGTAATGCATTCAAGGCTCTTGTTTCGGTCGTCAAGCCCATCAAAGATGCTTTTCGAGAGATATTTCCGGCGACGACCGGTGCTCAACTATTCAATTTGACAGCTACACTTCGAGCGTTTACCCAAACTCTTATTCTCGGTAGCGAAACTGCAGACAAAGTAAAGCGGACCTTTGCTGGTGTCTTTGCTATATTCGGCATTGGTTTTGAGATAGTCAAACAAGTTGCCAAAATGTTCGTCGGCTTGTTTAGTGAGGTTGGCAAAGGCTCGAGCGGTTTCCTCGATCTTACCGCAGGTATCGGCGACTGGCTTGTCTCCTTGCATGAGGCCATCGTCAATGGTGAAGGGCTTACGAAGTTCTTTACGGGTCTCGGAAAGATCTTGGCATTCCCGATCAAAGCAATCAAGGTGCTGGCCAAACTGCTTGCATCTGCATTTGGTGGTGGATCCGAAGGCTTGGCGAATCTGCAAGATCGATTCGCACCGCTTGGTGCTCTCGGAAATATCATCGCGATTGCATGGTCGAAGGCGCTTGGGATTCTGGACAGCGTATGGTCCACATTCAAGGAAATGGCGCCGGGACTTTCCGATGCGTTTACGTCCCTCATGGACAACATCACAGCAGCTTTCTCCGATGGAAACTTCAGCAAGATTCTTGACGGAATCAATACGGGGTTGTTCGCAGCTCTTGTGCTTGCTTTCCGTAAATTCACAAAAGGCAGTCTCTTCGGAGATGTCAACGTGGGCGAAGGTTTCTTCGAGTCGATTACAGGTGCATTCAACAACCTGACCGGAACGATGAAGGCTATGCAGGCACAGCTCAAGGCAGGAACTCTGCTCAAGATTGCAGCTGCGATTGCGCTTCTCACGGTTTCCGTGGTGGCGTTGTCGATGATCGATAGCGACAAGCTAACCAAGGCCCTCTCGGCACTTACGGTTATGTTTGGTCAACTGCTGGTGGCGATGGCGTTATTTGCAAAGGCGACAGCCGGTGCAGGACTCGTCAGACTACCGGTGATGGCTGCAGGGTTGATCCTGATCGCTATCGCAATCGATATTCTGGTCGTGGCAGTCACCGCTCTATCCAAGCTCAGCTGGGAGGATCTGGCGAAAGGTCTTGGCGGAACACTCGTTCTACTCGGTGCTCTGGTTGGCGTTGTTCGTGGTATGGCCGGACAGTCCGCCGGTATGGTTGCCGCTGGGGCTGGTCTTATTCTGATAGCTGCAGCAATCAAGATTCTTGTGAGTGCTGTAACAGACCTTTCAGGTCTCAGCTGGGAAGAAATGGCACAAGGTTTGATCGGAACGGCCGCATTACTTGCATCTCTGGCGTTGTTCTCTCGATTCGCCGGGGCAAATGCCGGAGGTGTACTTGGTGGTGCGGGCATCATCCTTCTTGCGGCGGGAATCAAGATCCTTGCTAGTGCTTTGAAGGATATTTCCGGATTGTCTTGGGAAGAACTTGCACAAGGACTCGTTGGTATGGCTGGTGGGCTTCTGCTCATTGGAGCAGCGCTCATTCTTATTCCTCCGACATCACTTCTGTCGGCTGCAGCAGTTCTCGTTGTGGCTACTTCGTTGGGATTGCTTGCGACTGCGCTTGGGCAAATGGGCGGTATGACGTGGATAGAGATTGCCAAGGGGTTAACTGTCTTGGCTATCTCTCTAGGCATCATTGCAGCTGCAATGATTCTGATGACTACGGCGCTACCTGGTGCAGCAGCTCTTCTCGTGGTTGCTGCTGCACTTCGGATATTTGTCCCGGTTCTCGTGGCATTATCGGAAATGAGTTGGGGTGAGATTGCTAAGGGCTTGATCACGCTTGCGGCAGCGTTTGCTGTGATTGGTATTGCCGGTTTGCTTCTTACACCGGTTGTTCCGACACTGATCGGATTGGGTATTGCTATCACGCTTCTCGGTGTTGGCATGCTCGCTGCCGGTGGGGGCATATTGGCGTTCTCACTTGCATTGACGGCATTGAGTGTCGCTGGGGCAGCAGGTACGGCCGCGATTGTTGGAATCGTAACGGCACTGATCGGTCTTATTCCGAAGGTGATGGAAGGGATCGCTAAGGGCATCGAAGCCTTTGCGAAGACGATTGCTTCGGCAGCTCCGGCTATATTTAAGTCGATGAGCATTGTGATCTCGTCGATGCTGGACGCAATCGTCAAATTGGCGCCTAAAGTTATTGGCGCCCTCATTACTTTGATTGCCGACTTCCTTTCCAGGCTGGCTGCTGCCACGCCGAAATTGGTTTCTGCTGGATTCAGAATGCTTCAGGGTCTTCTTACTGGCATCGCCAACAACATCGGCAAGGTAGTCACCACTGCAACAACAATCATCGTGAATTTCCTGAACGGTATCTCGAGGAACCAGGGTCGGATCATCGATTCTGGGGTCAAGTTGATCATTTCCTTCATCAATGGGATGGCTAGCGCGATTCGTGGAAACTCTGCTGCACTGGGCAAAGCGGGAGCGAATCTAGCCACAGCGATCATCCAGGGTATGGCTCAGGGTCTCGCTGCAGGTGTTGGTCAGATTGCTCGAGAAGCTGCTAACGTGGCCAAGAGTGCTCTCAACGCGGCCAAGAGTGCGCTTGGGATTCATTCGCCCTCGAAGGAATTCGAGAAGATCGGAAAGTTCGTCAACGATGGATTCACCAAGGGTCTGCAAGGCACAAGTCGTCAGGGCATTATTGACGCATTCAACACCCTTCGAGCGATGGTTAGCGATGCAGTAGCTTCATCGACAGCGGATATGAAGACCGCAAGAGAACGGCTTGAGAAGCTCACCAGTGCGCACCACAAGAACGCGAAAGCAATCAAGGCTGCCCGGCTCGAGCTCGCTCAGGCAACTAGCGAACACAAGAAAGCGCTCGCGACCCGGAACCTCATGTATGGCAGCATGGTCAAAGAGCGTGAGCGGCTCAAGGATCTTGCATCTCAGTATGACAAGAATGCAGCTAAGCTCGAGAAGGCCAACCAATCACTGGCCGACGCAAAGAAGGTCCGAGATGACTTCGCAGCCAGCGTAAAGACCCAATTCTCCGACCTTCCGGAGATCGCTGCCGATACGAAGCTTGCCGACTACGTCGATGATCTGAAGGAACAGATTGTCAAGACGAAGGCATTCGCAGCCGTGCTTGCTAAGCTGCGCGCTTTGGGCCTCAACGACACCCTCTACAAAGAGCTCTTGGCCAAGGGTGTCGACGCACTTCCGTTCGTTACGCAATTGCTGGATTCCGGCAAGCGTGGCGTGGATGAATTGAATGGTCTCGACAAGACCCTCGAGGAAACCGCCGGAAAGCTCGGCAATACTGCTTCATCGACGCTATATCAGGCTGCCGTAGATTCGGCCGCAGGTCTGGTGCGTGGTCTGCAACTCCAGCAGAAGGCGATCGAGAAGATCATGGAAGCCATCGGAAACGCGATGGTCAAATCGATCAAGAAGCAGCTAGGGATCAAGTCTCCTTCCAAGGAGTTTGAGAAGATCGGACAGTTCGCTGCGCAAGGTCTTTCCGAAGGCCTATCGAACAGCTCCACCGCAATAAAGCGCTCTGCAGAGGGCATCGGTAAGGACGCGATTCTGGCACTTCAGAAGTCCATATCGGATATGTCGGACATGGGCATCGGGAACATGGATCTGACACCCACCATCAGGCCTGTACTTGATCTGTCCGGGGTGAGGAGAGAAGCGGGAAACATGTCCGCGATGATCCCCAAACAGATTTCTGTGGGTACTACATACACTCAGGCTCGAAGTGCAATGCATGCTTGGGAAGCCAACCAGGCAGCACAAACTCAACCCGATATTCGTACGGACACGGTTGGTCGAGATGTGACGTTCATTCAAAACAACACGTCACCAAAGGCTATCTCGGCGGCCGAGGTATATCGTCAGACCAAGAATCAACTTTCCGTCGCGAAGGGAGCTCTGGCTAAATGACACTCGAAATGCTCGAAGTAAGAACCAGTCAGGGTGGTCTCCTTAGTCTTCCTCTGATCGACCCAACTCTCGGGTTTGTCATTGAGAATATCGAAGGACTGGATCCTGTGAAGGCAACTCTCGTGTCTTCCAGCTTTGCACAGCAGGACGGTGCACAGTACCAGTCCAGTCGACGGGAAGCTCGCAACATCAAAGTCACGTTGGGATTATATCCTGACTGGACCGTCGATGACGTCCGGGAACTCCGCAAGCGTCTGTACGCGTTCTTCATGCCGAAGACGGAGGCCAAGCTGTCGTTTTACCACGCAGACGGCCTCAATGTGGATATTTCGGGCCGAATTGAGTCCTGCGAAAGTGTGCTCTTCAGTCAAGAGCCGGCCGTTGATGTGTCGTTGATGTGCTTCGATCCGGACTTTGTTGATCCGGACTTGGTAACTGTCTCCGCAAACACAACGGCCGGCTCGACGGAAGTCACGGTCGATTACGTAGGCACGGTTGATACTGGAATCGTGTTCAAGCTGAATGTGAACCGGTCACTTTCTGAATTCACCATTTATCATCAGGCGGCTGATGGATCTCTCAGAACCATGGACTTCGCAGCATCATTGATTTCTGGCGATGTGGTGACTATCAGCACGATTCCAGGCTCGAAGTTTGCAACATTAACTCGAGACGCAGTGGACAGTTCAATTCTCTACGCAGTGTCGCCACATGCGAGTTGGATTGCCCTCATGACCGGTGTCAATCAGCTTCGTGTCTACGCGACGGGAGCTGCAATCCCATACACGATCGACTACATGAACCGATATGGAGGCTTGTGATGGACGTTTACATTCTCGACAGCCTCCTACGTCGGACCGTGATCGTGGACAAGTACCTGTCGTTCATTTGGACTGAAAGATATGCTTCCTATGGCGACTTCGAACTACAGTTGATCTCGACCCCGGACTATCGGCGCTTGTTCATCACCGGCACTTTATTGGCGTGCACCGAATCAAATTACGTCATGCAGGTGTCGACTGTCGAGAATACTACGGACGCCGAAGGTAAGACCACGCTGAAACTCACGGGTGTTTCTCTGGAAGCCATGCTTGATGATCGGGTGGCAAAGGATGTGCTGGACGATCTGACGGACGCACCGGTATGGACGATCACTCTACCGCCGGCAGATGTTGCTCGAAAGATCTTCCATGACGTGTGCGTCACTGGTATACTTGATGTCGGTGACATAATTCCCTTCGTCATCGAAGACACATTCATGCCCGAAGACACCATTCCAGAACCCATCGATCCAATCACGGTCGAGCTGGAACCCCAGAGCGTCTATGCCGCAGTCAAGGATATTTGCGACCAATGGACTCTGGGGTTCCGGCTCCTCCGGAACGGTGACACTTCTCAGCTATATTTCGAGATTTACTCGGGAAGTGATCGCACAACAAGTCAGTCGGCCTTGGGTGCTATCGTTTTCTCGCCCGAGCTGGACACCTTGCAAAACACCAGCGAGTTGACATCCATAGCCAACTACAAAAATGTGGCATATGTCTTCTCTCCGGCCGGTTACGAAGTGGTATATCCTCAGGATGTCATTCCTGAAACTGCTGGCTTCGAACGTCATGTTCTGATGGTTCGTGCCGACGATATCACTACGGACAACCCGGATGTTTCGGCTGCGCTTATCCAGCGTGGGAATCAGGAACTAGCAAAACAAAGAAGCTTCTCCGCTTTTGACGGGGAAATCAATCCGAATAGCCAGTACAAATACGGCGTGCATTACAACCTTGGTGACTTGGTTGAGATGCGTAATATCGATGGTGAGACAAACCTCATGCGAGTCACGGAACAGATCTTTGTTTCCGACCCTGAGGGTGAGCGGTCATACCCGACATTGGCCAAAAACATATTCATCGATACCGGTTCGTGGCTCTCGTGGGAATCCAACCAGGTTTGGGCGGAGTTTACTACTGAACACTGGGCAGAACTATAAACAGCGAAGGAGGCTAGACAGTGGCTGTAGGCGATGCTGCTACGGCGGCAGGATATCCGCTTGTTCCGGACACAGGCGAAGAAGGCCGAGTTCGCTGGGGGGCTCGCGAGATCAACCGAACTCGAGACATCATCGCGGGTGTGCTTGGAGCTATTCCGGTCGGGAAGGCTGCGTACCGTACCGCTGCGGGAATCACTTCCGGAACCTCGGATCCCACCGGTGGGAACGACGGCGATATCTACTTCAAAATTTTGCTGTAGGAGGCTGCCGTGACCGATTACCTCAAGCCCACGGGTTCCTCCGGGACGATGATGATTCGGGACACGGGCACTCGAGTCGAGTTCTGGCTAAAGGCTGGTTCCGCGACGTTCAACCACTCTCTTGGGTGGGGATTCACCGTCAATGGAGTTACGGACAATTCCAATACGTTCGACTTCAAGTCCGGTGGCGCTTGGCAGATGCTCCGATCGTGGGCTGTCAGCAGTACTCAGACGGTATATTTTCGTCTGCAGGACAGCGGCACGAGTGGTCTTGGTGGGCCGACCGTCCATCAAATCAATATCGATCGAGCAACTGCGCCAGGAAAGCCAAGCACGCCAAATGCTACGCTGATCACGTCCACTTCAGTCTTCATATCCTTCTCGGATGGTGACAATGGTGGAGCTGCGATCGACTCGAGACAAATTGGTAGGTCTCTAACCAACGCAGGTCCTACCACGATCGTTTCGTCGGATGGGTCAACGTCCATCACCGGCTTGACACCAGGTACCAAGTACTATTTCTGGGCCAGGTGTCACAACGCAAAGGGCTATGGCGGATGGTCTGATCAAAAGATCGTCAACACCCTTGAGACGCCCTCGGTTCCTGGTTTGGTGAGCCTTAGCCAGATCACTCAGGTATCGATGGTCGCCTCGTTTACGGACGCCGACTCGGGGAGTTCTCCCATTCTCGAGCGACAGATCGGGTACAGCACGACCACAGTGACACCACCCACGGTTACGGTCGGATATACGGGCCCAACCACAGTTACAGGGCTCTTGCCTGGAACCAAATACTATTGGCGCTCGAGGACAAGAAACTCGGTGGGTTGGAGTGCCTGGTCCGCTACAACCACAGCAACGACGATTGCAGGAGCATTTGTCAAAGTCAGCGGAGTGTGGAAGCCCGCAGTTCCATACGTCAAAGTGGCCGGCGTGTGGAAAGTTGCTCGTCCTTGGGGACGTCAATACGGATATTGGGAGGAGTCAATATGATCGAAGGAATCCCAATCGCAGACTTGACCGCGCCAACACTCGTAGGTCTTGCCGTCGTGATGGTGTTCCTGGGTCTGCTCGTTCCGAGACGTTTCTATCGAGACAAGGTCGAGGAGTGTGAGCGATGGCACGCCGCTTTCGAAGTTCAGCGAGATCGGGCAAACAAATCTGACGAACAGGTCGATGAGATGCTCGAAGTCTCCAAGACCACTCATGCAATCGTTGTCGCGCTCTTCGGAGCCAGCGAATCGGGACAGCGATCGGGGGATTCAAGTGTGGCCTCGTAGAAGGAAGAAAGATGAGTCCAAGAAAGCCCTGAAAGAATCGGTCGAGGAATTGAAAAAGACAGAAGCAAAAGAGCCGGAGGTATCCGAGGTGAGTAGAGCCTTTCGGGTTATCAGAGAGCGAAATCATTTCGCTGAAGATTTGAGAAGCATTATGGGTGGATCGCATTGAGCATCGAAGAAGCAATGCACTGGTCTCGTGTGCTTCTCGTCATCACAGCGATTTGCACGTCCTCGTTTCCGATTCTTTATTTGTTCTCGCCCTGGTACAAATCTGCGCTAGGGCGCGCATCGATGTTGCAGTCCGCAAGTTTGGCGTTGGCTTTGAATCTCTCAGTTTTTTTGACATTTAGGCCAGTCAAGAACTTGTGGTTTCTGCTTTGGCTAAATTTCGGAATTCTTAGTTTGATAGCCATCGCATCGGCAACACTCACGCTGTCTCTATGGAGACTGAATTACAGAAACAAGAAGGAGAAAGAAGATGCCTGAGAAGACGAGTACTGACTACATTCTGCCCAGCAAGGTCTACGATGTTCTGAAGAAAACCACGACCGTAGTGCTCCCGGGACTCGGGTCGCTATATCTTGCGCTGGCTCAGATCTGGGGTCTTCCAGCTGCGGACAAGGTCACGGGGACCATTGTGGCGGTGAATTTGTTCTTGGGGTTGCTGCTCGCTTTCGGATCGGCATCGTACAACAACAGCGAATCGAAGTATGCCGGGACGGTTTCCGTCGACACCAATCCGGCGGGTAATCCACGTGCGGTATATTCTCTGAACGAGGATCCGACCGAAGTGGATCTCGGCAAGGAAGTCATCTTCAAGGTGGTCAAGCCCGAGTAAGTCGCGAACATTACTTCTCCTATAATGAGACCCCAATAAAGGAGAACCCATGTTCACCTCGAAGACACCGATCGAACCAACGGCGCTAGACCACATCATCGATGACCTGCTGACCGACATGCAAGCGTATCCACGCGACTCTGATGAGTACGCCAAGATGGCTGCCCAGTTCGTCAAGTTGTATCCTCTGAAAGACGCTGAGCGTCCAAAGACGATATCACCTGACGTTCTGGCAACCGTCGCGGCCAACCTCCTCGGAATCGCTGCGATTCTCTACCATGAACGCGCAGGTATCGTGACGAGTAAAGCCCTCGGCTTCGTACTGAAGCTTCGCTGAACTACCGACCCCCACGGATATCTAAACACAGACGCTGTGTAAGCCCACCATAACTTACACGGCGTCTGTGTTTAGCCAAAATGACATGGGTTATAAAATTTTGGTTGATCCTCGCAAAGAATACTGGGGCTATAATGAGACCCCCTACTAAGGAGAAACCATGAACCGAAAGTTCAGGAACCTGATCGCCCAGACCAAAGAATACATCCACGAAAACCCGCTCGACGCCACGCTCTACGGATTCGCTATAATAGTCGGATCGATTGCCGTTTACCAACTCAACAAGAACAATGAGAAAAGTGAAACGGAAACGACCCTATTCATGAGCGAAACCGTTGGACGTCACATGTTCGACACCGGAGAATCGTACTTATTTGAAACGCCTCTGGGAGATCTGATCCTAACCCCAGTTCCAAAAGTATCCGAGTAATCTCAATAGCCTAATACCCCAACACGGTATTTAGGTTTTCGCGGGTTTTACATGGGCTATAATGAACCCCATCTACCAAGGAGAACCCATGTTTCCCAGACATTCCTTCCAGGTCAAGATGGTCAAAGACAAGACCGAAACCGCACCAAACCCATTTCAGCTGTCCGACATTGACTTCCAGGCGATCGACACGATCATCAGGAAGTACGCGTTGGCAACTGCAATTGGCGTAGTGCTGATGTACGCCGCTGTCAAGACCATCGACACCACGAGCGAAGTGATTGTGAACAACACCAATCCGACTCGATGATTTCAAAACCTCGATACCCCTAACAAGGTATTTAGGTTTTCATTTAAGGAGACGATCATGCTCGATGCTATTGTATTTTTATATCAGCTGATTCTACTACTAGTACTTGGAGTTATCTGTTTGGTTGTGGCATTTGTTATTATTGCGGTCGTTTTCATAGCCATTCGTGAGTTTTTCAGGAGTCTGCTCAGAAATTAGTTCGCAAGAATTACAAGTGTTATAATGAGAAGATATGTAAGACTATCAAGGCGTAGAGGCATTCCTCTACCTACTAGTTACCTGTTTTGATAGGGCAGTAACTCTAGTTCTTCTCATATAAATTTTCCAACCCAATCCAGAGGAGCCCACGTGTTCGAGATTACCATCGACGTCTTCACACTCATCGGGTTTTTGTTTTGTCTCTTCATCCTGTTCTGCCTGTGTTGCTTGGTGGGTTTCGTCACAATCATGTCGTGGGAATTCACGAGGAAGCATCGGAAGAATAGGTACGCGAGGCATCAGTCATCCGGTGAGCTCGAGGGAGTCAAGAAGGAACATGCGAATTTCCTTACTGAGCTCGAGGCTGCTGAGAAGCGAGCTGGACTACACAATACGGCGTATCCCGTACTCCGCGTACCGCAGCCTCCGCAAAAGTGGGAGCACGAAGATCGTCGTTTCAGTGATCAGGATATCGTCGATTTCCGTAATCGAGTCAACCCCGACGAACCTCCAACTCAAATCTACCCGTTCAATATGACAGGCCAGGAGGTAATCGATGCGACTCACCCCCTTTTTAAAAACCGCTGAGAAACTGTTCATCGACAATTCGCCGGCGATCCTGACAGCCGTCGGAGTTGTAGGGGCAGTTACAACGGCTGTGCTCACGGGGAAAGCCACTTACAAGTACATGGCTGAGCTAGCTGGAGAAGGGTATTACGATCGTGACTACAGATTCGACAGATCCACGAAGGAGCACCTCGAGATCGCCTGGAAGCTCTACATACCAGCAGTGGGAACTGGCGTACTTACAATCGCAGCTATCGTCGGTGCGAATCGAATTGGCGCTCGTCGAGCTGCAGGTCTTGCAGCAGCATATTCTCTGTCAGAAAGAGCGTATCTCGAGTACAAGGAGAAGGTCGTTGAGAAACTCGGCGAGAACAAAGAACGTGATCTCCGGGATGAACTCGCTCAAGATCGCGTCAATCGGAGCCCAGAAGGAGCTCGAGAAATTGTCATCGTTGGGACGGATGTTCTCTGTCATGACGCATTCTCCGGTCGGTACTTTCAAAGTAGCATGGAAGCGCTTCGAAAGGCCGAAAACGAACTGAATTACCAGGTTCTGAACAACATGTACGCTTCGCTAACCGATCTGTACGACTTACTTGGTTTGCCGAAGACAGCATATTCGGACGAAGTGGGTTGGAATGTCAACAATTCACTCAGTCTGAAGTTCTCCTCAGTCTTGTCTGAAGATGGACGACCCTGTCTCTCCTTCGAATTCGACACCACGCATATCCGGGACTATCACAAGTTCGGATAACTCATCAATCGAAATGGAGCCCCTCATGATCGTGCTCTACACATTTCTGGCTCAGATCGTCGTCCTCGCAGGCATCGTCTGGTACAACGTGTCTCGCGGGTAGCTCGCAGGTTTTACAGGCCATATAATGAGACCCCATCGCCTTCAAAGGAGATAGACATGAACGCCAAGCTCGCATCCGCGAAGAGGTTCGTTTCTGCCCACCGAGTCGCCATCGCCGTCACGGCAACCACAGCAGTGTGTGTTGCCCTGAACCAGATGGCCCTCAGGAGCCACAACGACTTCCTCAAGGAGAAGAACCTGTACGACGAGTACTACACCCCCGACGCCGACTGATCTCAAAAGCCTAATACCCTAACAAGGTATTTAGGTTTTCGTTCTGCCCAAAAACACACCACAGGAGAAAACGCACATGATCAACTGGCCCGTTACGTATGATGACCTCGAGACCGGCAAGTCGACCACGGAGTCGTTCTGGTTCAACCTGGACAAGCTCGAGATCGCAGAGTTCAACTTCGGCGCGAAGGGTGGTATGGCCGACCTCTTGCAGGGGATGAGCGAGACCTTGCAGCCCGACGAGATTTTCCCAGCGCTCAGGTCGATCGTCCGTCGGGCTTACGGTGTCCGGGACGGCGTTCGATTCCGGAAGTCCAAGGAGATGGCAGACGACTTCGAGAGTCACCCGGCCTTCGGTGAGTTGATCGTCGGTCTTCTGCAGCGGCCCACGGAACTGGTTACCTTCTTCGCGGGTATCATGCCCGGCGATGCGATCAACACGGCGGCGAAATTGAATTCGGAACTGAGTGCCAAGGGAATCTCCTTCGACAACGCGAAAGATGGCGAGATCGTCGGCAAGGTGGTCGAGGGCGAGACGCACAACGTCTTCAATCAGTTGCCGGCCGTCGACGAGTCCGCATACGGTCCGGATGCCGTTGAGCTCCCACTCGAGCCGGGTGAGGGCTACACCGACAAGCAGATCGCGAACATGACCACCGAAGAACTTCGCGCAGCTCTCGCCAACCCGCGCAACCTCCGTACGCCCGAATAACTATCGAAGGACAAATATGAGCAGCGAGATCGAGTCCGTCCAGGATGCGCTTCGCGTCGCCGAGGGAGTGAAAGACCTGGCCGAGCAGGAAGAATCAACGGTTGCTGAGGTCAAGGTCGGCATCAGTAATGCGGTCGGCTACATGCAGCAAATCGGAAAGTACTTCGAGGGGTTCGCCGGACTTCTTGTCAAGAACGGCATGTCGGCCTCGAAGCAGTCCAAGGCGGGTCAGGACGCGATCGAGATCGCAAAGAAGTTGGCCGCCACCACAAAACAGCTCGAGGAATTGGGCACGAAGTTCAAAGGCATTGCTGACGAAGCCGTCGATCTGATGTCGGCCATGCAGGACATCGTCAGCAGCGCGGAGTAGGAGCGAGATGTACTTTGACGCTGTGGTAGACGCCGAACAGAATGTCTTGTGTAACGCCAGTCCGTGGGGCGTTCGGAAATGGCTGATCGACAACTATGCATATGTCCAGAAGAAAGCCGATTTGATGGTGATCGATGGCAGGACACTCTTCTACTACAGCGTCGACGAATATCTCATGCCGTAATCTGGGTGGTCCTTTCGCAGGATTTACTCAGCCTATAATGAGACCCCCTACGAAAGGACCACCCATGACCAAGATCGAACTCGCCAAAGCTACTGTTTCGACGATTGTTGCGTTTGGTGCTGGTCGTATCACCTACTCCATCCTCAACAATAACGTTGACGAGCCGGAGAACATTGCCCAAGCGGTAAGTGTTCCCGTCGCGTCATTCGTGATTGCTGGGATGGCGGCAGATTACACGTCCCAGTACTCAGACAAGCTGATCGACGAAATCGTCGTCTGGTGGAAGACCAACGTCACGAAGAACGCCTGATCGTACCAAATCAAACTCGAATACCCCTAACAAGGTATTTGAGTTTTCTATTGAAGTGAGGAAGTATGGAAGGCGAATTCCCGAGTAACAGCAAGAGCCGTAATCCGGGCCCCGTGGAACCGGAGAAGAATGTCGAAAAAGTGATCGAGGGCACGGCGATTCGGCGCAAAAAATCCCTCGGGAAGCGTTTCGCAGAAGTCTTCGTGATCGGGGACATCAAGGGTGTGACGCAATACGTTCTGCTCGAGGTGCTGTTGCCCGCAGCAAAGGATGCTGTTGCCGACGTCGCCAGCTCGTTCGTCGAGAGGTCGTTATTCGGCGATACTCGCGCGGGCCATCGTCGGCCTGGGATGAGTCACTCTCGCCCCAGCGGGACGCCAGGATATGTCAGCTACAACCGATTCGGTCCGGGTTCTCGCGAAGAAGCGCGACCAAATCTCAGTCGGAGAGCTCGAGCAACACACAATTTCGACGAGTTGCTCATTCCGACTCGAGCAGAAGCTGAGATGGTTCTCAGCAGTCTGTACGACTTGATCGGTAAGTACGAGCAGGCCACTGTCATGGATCTGTACGACCTCGTCGGCGAAACTGGTCAGTACACCGACAACAAGTGGGGCTGGGAAGATCTTCGCGGTTCTGGCGTGACTCGATCTGGCGGGGGATATTTGCTCGATCTGCCAAAGCCGGTACCTCTCGCCTAGTTATCGTTAGTAGCTCGACCACCATTACAAAATCACCAACAAGGAGCAAGTCATGAATCTCATCAAGCTCGTTCCACCTTCGGTGGTGAGTACCGTTGCTCGATCGGTACTCCAGACCCAGAAGCATTCGCCCAAGATCCTCTTCAGTGCCGGCCTCGTCGGAGCCGTGACGTCCACCGTTCTGGCTTGCCGGGCCACGTTGAAGCTCGATGAGGTTCTCGAGAACACGCAGAAGACCCTGATCGACATCGCGACGGTGATCGACCACGAGAAGTACACTGAAGAGGACCGGACCAAGGACAAGGCTCTCGTCTACGTCAAGACGGGCGTGGCCATTGTCAAGCTGTACGGTCCGGCGATCACCATCGGTGCCATTTCCGTGACCTGCCTGGTCGGATCGCACCATATCCTGACGACTCGGAACGCCGGCCTGATGACCGCGTACGCCGCGCTCGAGAAGGGCTTCGAGGAATACCGTGGCCGGGTTCGTGCGGATCTGGGCGATGACAAGGAGCGGGAGTTCCGCTACGGATCCGAGATCATTTCGGAGAAGGGCGAGGATGGCAAGAAGAACAAGATCACTCGAGTTGGTCAGAACGCGCCATCGGTCTACGCGAAGTTCTTCGACGAGACGTCCAGCTCGTGGGAACGTCGGCCGGAGCTGAACAAGGCGTTCCTGCGGTGCCAGCAGAACTGGGCCAACGACAAGCTCATCGCCCAGAAGCACCTGTTCCTGAACGAGGTCTACGACATGCTCGGTCTCGATCGGACCGTGGCTGGGTCGATCGTCGGCTGGATCATCAGTCCGATCGGTGACAACTACGTCGATTTCGGCATCTTCGACGATTCCAGTGAGCGGATCCGGGACTTCATGAACGGTCACGAGGGGTCCGTGCTCCTCGACTTCAACGTCGATGGGGTCATCTACAACTTGATCTGAAGGGATCCTGATGAGCACGGAAGAGATCAAAGCATTCGCCCAGTCCATCGCGAGGAACCAGAAAGCGATGATCGCCCTTGCTTCAAGCATATCGCTTGCCGCTGGAGCAGTGGGCGGTTTTGTGACCGCGATGAAGAAGCTCGAGGCGAAATACGAGCTGAAGTACGCGGATATTTCTGAGAAGGAGATTTCCGACGCGAAGGAGTTCTACAGCCGGCATTACAAGACGGCACAGTTCGCGACTGTGGAAGGTACCGTCGAGGCGCTGAAGGAAAACGGCTCCAGCGTTGCGCTTGAGAACGCAGCAATGGCGTTGTTGACGTATCAGGGTGTCGTCGCAGATGATCCGATTGACACCCTGATCGACGAGATGGACGATGTATCTCGAGATGATGACTCTGGTCTTGTCGAGGTGGCCAAGAACGTCTTCACTGATGCCGGCACGATCGAGGACTTCGATTACGAGAAGGAGCTCGAGAATCGCGATCCCGAGGTTCCGTACGTGATCACCGAAGACGAGTACAATCAGAACGAGTTCGAGTACGACCAGGTCGAGTACGTGTTCTACTTGCAGGATCGTGTTCTCGCGAACGAGCGGGATCAGGTGATCGAGCAGGAAATCGTCGACGACGCCAACCTGAAGAGATTCGGATATGGATCGAATGATCCGAACGTGGTCTATATCCGGAACGTCAAGCTCAGTCTGGACATCACGATCCTTCGTAGTACTGGCTCCTACGCGAAGGAAGTCCTCGACGTGCTCGAGCACAGTCACAAGCCGAAGATCAGGAGATTTCGGGGTGACGATGACTGATGGAGGAGCCACTAGAAGAAACATATCTTCGGTGGCTCTATAGTCAAGTCGCGGCAACCAGATGGAAGAATCCAACCAGAACGTACTGGAAACTGTTAGGACAGCTCCATAAGAAGGAGTTTGTCTGGTTTGTGCCGAACGACGACAACAGGGCCACAGAAGGGCAGGATCTGCGAGAAGAATTCCTGGAGACGTCTGGGATTGATATCGTGGATGAGAACTGGATGACTCTAGGTTGCTCGTTCCTGGAGATGTTGATAGCCCTTTCGCGACGCCTCGACTTTGAAACTTCGGCCGGGGCTCGCGAATGGTTTTGGTGTCTGTTGGATAATCTCGAGTTGAGACATCTAACAGATGCTGTCGATATTCCACCGGAGAGTATTGACGAAAAAATCAACGCCGTGATTTGGCGGACATATTCGTTCAACGGAAGAGGAGGGCTATTTCCACTAAGACATCCTGCAAAGGACCAACGTCAAGTTGAGCTCTGGTACCAGCTGAACGCGTACCTGCTAGAACTGCAAACTGGTTAGCGCGAGGGAGGTGTATATGGATTTCTTTAGAATGGGTACACGAGAAGGCAAAGGGGGACAGGAGTTATATCCTGACTTCGTGGTCGGACGTTCAAAGGACTTGATGGTTCGCGGACGTTCGTTCTATGCCATCTGGGATCAGGAAACGGGGCTTTGGTCTACAGACGAGTACGATGTTCAACGTCTTGTGGATACCGAGCTACGAGCATGGGCCGAGAAAGCCCTGACTGATCGCGGAATCGAGTACAACGTAAGATACCTCAACTCGTTCGGTAGCCAGAGCTGGAGTACGTTCCGTAAGTACCTGCAAAACATCAGCGACAACGCTCATCAGCTTGACGAATCTTTAACCTTCGCGGACACCATCACCAAAAAGAGCAACTACGCGAGCAAAAGACTTCCATATTCCCTCGCACCGGGTGAGCACCCTGCGTGGGATGAACTTGTCGGCACGCTATATTCTGTCGACGAAAGAGTAAAGATCGAATGGTCCATCGGCGCGGTCATCGCTGGTGAGGCTAAGAAGATTCAGAAATTCCTGGTATTTTATGGTGCGGCCGGGACTGGTAAGTCAACCATTCTGAACGTTATCGACAAGCTCTTTAAGGGGTACACCACCTCTTTCGAAGCAAAAGCACTTGGTAGCAATAACGGAACTTTCGCCACTGAGGTATTCAAGGACAACCCACTCGTAGCAATCCAGCAAGACGGGGATCTGTCCAGGATCGAAGACAACACAAAACTCAACTCCGTTATTGCGCACGAAGCTATGACCATGAACGAGAAGTTCAGACCCAGCTATACCGCTCACGTGAATGCGTTTCTGTTCATGGGGACGAACCAGCCAGTCAAGATCAGCGATGCAAAGTCTGGAATCATTCGACGTTTGATCGACGTTAGTCCCACTGGCGTACGGATTCCCGCCAATCATTACAACACGCTGGTTGCACAAATCGATTTCGAGTTGGGTGCGATCGCGCATCATTGCCTCGAGGTATATCGTAGTCTTGGAAAGAATCACTATAACGGGTATCGACCTCTTGAGATGATGTTCCAGACGGACATCTTCTTCAACTTCATCGAGGCGAACTACGATATTTTCAAGACTCAGGATGGTGTGTCACTCAAGCAAGCGTACGCGCTCTATAAGGAATACTGCTCGGAAACAGGAATCGAGAAGCCGCTTCCACAGTACAAGGTTCGTGAAGAGTTGAGGAACTACTTCGACAACTTCAAGGATCGGGAAGAGATCGATGGCGTGATTGTCCGGAGTTATTATGTCGGCTTCAACGCGAACAAGTTCAAAGCACCGGCTAAGGATCTGGCAGTCTTCTCGCTCGTTATGGAGGAGACCACATCAATACTTGACGATATTCTGTCAGGTATGCCGGCTCAGTACGCGAAGGCCAGTGGAGTACCAGCTAAGTATTGGTCTGACGAGCCAAGACTTATTGACGATGAATTGAAAGTTCCGAAGCCGAGTCAAATTGTCAGTACGACTTTGGCTGATCTTGATACGCAGAAGGAGCATTTCGTCAAGGTTCCTGAGCATCATATTGTCATCGACTTCGATCTAAGGGGTATCGATGGAGAAAAAAGCCTCGAGCGGAACTTGGAGGCCGCTTCCAACTGGCCTGCTACCTACGCCGAACTCAGCAAGTCCGGGAGTGGTGTACACCTCCATTATATTTACGACGGAGATACTACCAAACTCCGTGTTCAATACTCTGAGGGCATTGAAGTCAAGGTGTACCCAGGGAACAGCGCCTTGCGGCGCAGGCTGTCGAGATGCAACAATGTGCCCATTTCTACAATAAACAGTGGGCTGCCTCTGAAGGAGAACATCGTGCTTCCAACAACAACTATCCAGAGCGAAAGGAGTCTTCGAGAGCTTATTGGTAGGAACCTCCGGAAGGAAATTCATCCGGGAACCAAGAGCTCAGTCGATTTCATGAAGAAGATTCTCGACGACGCGTTCAAGTCTGGGATGTCTTACGATGTCACAGATCTACGTCCGAGACTCATCGCTTTCGCCAACAACTCAACCAACCAACCTCTGCAGGCAATCAAGGCCGTCCAGCAGATGAAATTCAAGAGTGAGGAGGTTGAGCGACCCGAGAAGGCTGTGAAGCCTAAGGACGATCGGCGGGTGTTCTTCGACATCGAGGTATATCCGAACCTCTTTGTTTTGTGTTGGAAGTACGAAGGCGACCCGAATGTCGTCCGGATGATCAACCCCAGCCCGCAGGACGTTGAGGCGCTGTTCCCATTTAAGCTCGTGGGTTACAACAACCGACGCTACGACAACCACATCATGTACGGTCGCTACATGGGCTACGACAACGAGGCCCTCTACAAGCTCTCGCAGAAGATCATCGACAACCGAGGAGGGATGTTCGGAGAGGCGTACAGTATTTCGTACGCGGATATCTACGACTATTCCTCGGTGAAGCAGAGCTTGAAGAAGTTCGAAATCGACCTGGGCATCCATCACATGGAGCTTCCATTTGCTTGGGACAAGCCAGTTCCGAAGGAGGATTGGGGAAAGGTCGTTGAGTACTGCGTTAACGACGTTCTTGCTACCGAAGCTACGGCGGAGGATCGTGAGCAGGATTTCGTTGCTCGGCAGATTCTGGCCGACTTGAGTGGGCTCACTGTGAACGACACGACGGCAAGGCACACTGCGAAGATCATATTCGGGAACGATCGAAATCCGCAGAGCAGTTTTGTGTACACCAAGCTCGAGGAGCGATTCCCCAGCTATAAGTATGAAATGGGTGTCAGTACATATCGAGATGAGGTAGTTGGAGAGGGAGGCTACGTCTATGATGAGTCTGGTATATATTCAGATGTTGCTCTTCTGGATGTTGCTTCCATGCATCCCACGAGCATCGAGATTCTCAATCTATTTGGGGACTACACCCCCAATTTTTCTGCTCTCAAATCTGCCCGGATGGCGATCAAACACAAGGATTACAACTCCGCTCGGAGTATGCTTGGTGGGCGGTTGGCTCCTTTCCTCGAGGATCCTGAGAGAGCTGAAGCGCTTTCGTACGCGCTCAAGATTGTAATCAACATCGTCTACGGTTTGACGAGCGCGAAGTTCGACAATCCCTTCCGGGATATTCGTAACAAAGACAACATCGCAGCCAAACGTGGCGCGTTATTCATGATCGACCTGAAGCATTTTGTTCAGGAATCTGGTTACACGGTCGCTCATATCAAGACCGATTCAATCAAGATCCCGAATGCAACGCAAGGTATCATCGACAAGGTGATGGCGTTCGGAGAGGATTACGGATACACCTTTGAACACGAGGCTACGTATGAGCGTCTTGCGCTTGTGAATGCCGCTGTGTTCGTCGGTAAGTATGGATGGAATGCGAAGGAGAAGCTGATTGGGACTTGGTCGGCTACCGGAGCTCAGTTCCAGCATCCGTACGTCTTCAAGACCCTGTTCAGTGAGGAAAAGATCGAGTTTGATGACTTGTGTGAGACCAAGCAGGTCACGCAGGGGCATATGTATCTCGACTTCGATGAGGTACACAAGGCCATGTTCAACTACGAAGGTATGCACTTCGTCGGAAGAACTGGTCGATTTGTCCCGGTTACGGAGGCGTCCGGTGGTGGCGTTCTCTACCGTGTCAAGGATGGGCAGCAGTACGCAGTCTCGGGCACGAAGGGTCATTTCTGGATCGAGGCTGAGGTGGCCAAGAACATGGGTGACCAGCTCGAGGTAGATATGTCGTATTTCGAGAACCTGGTGTACGACGCACGCAAGACGATCAGCAAGTTCGGCGACATCGATTCATTCATCAGCTGAGGAGAAATAATCATGAAGGTCTGCCTGCACTACAAGTCCGATTCGATCCACCCCAACCGAGTCGACGTCGTCGAATGTGAAAAAGTCAGTACGATGGATCATTCGATCAAGTTCTTCAACAAGAGCAGCCATCACGTTGCATTCAAGTTGGTGAATTTGGATCAGATCGCGGAGTATCACGTCGTCGGTGAGTTCCAGTTGGAGACGAAGCTCGAAAACTACCTCAACGAGCACGGAGATGTCGCAGGTTTCTATCGGGGCATGATCGTCAGCAAAAAGATCGGATTGTTTTTCTTCTCGTCGCTCAACAAGATGGACCAATATCGTCTCATCATGTCCGGTTCAAGGGACGTCATTTGTGGGGATGAGGCTGGATACGACAGTCCAGTGATTCTTCAGGCGATCGAGTTCCTCGAGGAAACCGAGGAGAAGTACCCGGAGAACCATCCACTACGAAAGCTTGCCAAAAAGGGGTAACCATGCACTGGATTACCGAAACCGACCTGCTGATCATAGACGATGAGGAGCCTAAACGAAGGGTTATCTTCCGGCAGGTCGGTTGGTTGGGGCAAACGAGTCGATTCTACAATCTCGAAGAAGACCCATCGAAGACCGAACCGGGTGGGTTCATGCCCATATTCATCCAGAGAGACAGTTGATGAGGGACTTCTGCATCTACTGTGGAATTCGAATCGTGATCACTATCTTCCGTGGTCGTGGATACTGCTGTGAGAACCACCGCAAGATCCTCATGAACGAAAAATAACCGCTCCTAAGCAAACGGAGACTCGATAGTGTCTAATCTGTACAACGTGGTTTTTGCAAGGGGGTCTGTTCCCAAAAAGAAGATTCCCATCGTTGCCTACAAAGGCGGCCGACGAACAATCGTTGGTCAGGCAGAGGTCGAGGACGATGGCCACGAGCTTCATATTCACGCGGAGATCGACCCCGTGTTCAACGCATTGATCTGCGCGCCGGACAATCATATTTCTATCGGCTACGAGAATTCGGAGGAACTATGAGTGAAGAAGGTGGTTCGCCACTGGATCAGGACTGGAAGAAGTCTCCGGACGCCATGGTCTGGGCGAACAAGCTGGCCGAGTACATTTTCATCCACAAGATCAATCCCAGAGACCCTGGCGATATGGTGGTGTGGTTTGCAAATGCCATGGCTGCCGCGGAGGGTCACGCTGCGAAACTCGCTCGAGATAATTCGACAGCGGTTGGGACCGTTCCGCTTGTTACGTACGCAGACGGGATTCGGCACGACATTGGCGAGATTGAGATCCGAGACACTCCAGACGGCTTCGTTGTCGTTGCGGTGGAGGTTCTTGATTCGGACGTTGCCTCGCCGACCTCTGCGGTGCAGGGAAAGATCTCTCCGTCGTTGAGGGCGAATCCGTACGAGCCGGCGATCTACGGTATGGGTCTCAGCGGCGAAGGTCTTCGGATGGTGGACGAGATCGATCGAAATGCTCGAGCATATGGGTATGAGATCGGTCGTGGACATCGTCTGGCCAAGTTCATTCCAGCTGCGTCGGAGGGTAATCCGTTCTTGGCGTTCGACTGGCGCGATCGGATGCAACAGGAGGTTGATGGCAATCCTCAGAAGGACGATGATGACCAATGGTGCAGCATCTACGGTTATCAAATTCCAGAAGCTCATATCTGTTCGGTCGGGGCGTGCTACAACCCCGTTCGTGACGGACAGATTCTCCGAGGAACTGTTGATGAGCGCATTGCTGGGATCGCGAAGAGCAAAGCGGACATGGATCGGATCGCTTCGAAGATGGGGCTTGGGATCTGTGACGAGGCTGTTTGCGAAAGCAAGGGTTCTCATGACCACGGGTTCCTGTGCGGTCGGTCGTGTCCTGTCTGTAGTACGTAGTTGTAAACACCACTGAGAGGAACCATGAAAAACGGGTGCGCATGGTGTGAGACCCCTGCGAAAGATCCAAAGACATTACCAATCACGGGGGTTCCGGCTAGCGAAGATCAAGTCGAAAAAGGTAAATCTTGGTTCTGCCCCGTCTGCAAGATCCCGTACGCAACCATTCAAGGATTCGATCCGGATTTGTGGAGGAGTAATGCCAGGACTTGAGGAGAGGAGACGGCTTTTCAAACCCTACTATCTTCTGATAGGGGGTGGTCGGAACGGCGAAGTTGTTTGGTGGCCACGACCGGACTTGGAGCCGTGCTTCTTCTTGAAGAACGAAGACCCAACAAAAAGCATCTTCAGGGACGGTGCGAGTCACGAGTTCACCAATCTCTACTTTCCTCAGACGTTGGTGTTTAACACGCCAAACAATCCGGAGATTTCAGTTTCCTATCGAGTAGCGGGTCACGATAGATATCTGCATCCAGCTTTGCATAACGGGATCGCTCATCATCTACTCGCCCTATCCCTCGAGGATCTATCGAAAGTGCGGTGTGGTGACCATGGATGAGGATCTGAAAACAGCAATCAAGAAGGAGCAATAAATGGCTGGCGGAATGGTTCGACATGAGGAAAACGTCGTGCTCGAGGATGCTCGACTCACGTACCTGAACTTTCGTGGGGAGGGTGGGATGTACAACCGTGATGGTGATCGAAATTTCTCGGTCATCCTCGAGCACGATAAGGCCGTGGAGTTGGAGGCGGCCGGTTGGAACATCAAGTGGCGTGCACCTCGCGAGGAGGGTGACGATCCCACACCAATCCTGAGTGTCTCGGTGAACTACTCGAACCGACCTCCGCGGATCGTCATGATCACATCCAAGCGGCGGAACCATTTGCCCGAGGATATCGTCGATCAGCTGGACTACGTCGACATCGAGATGGCCGACCTGGTGATCCGTCCGTACGACTGGGGACCGATCAACGGCAAGTCCGGACGGAAGGCCTATCTCAGGACGCTATTCATCACGATCTACGAAGACCCGATCGAGCTGAAGTACGCCGAGATGATGAAGCGTCCGCTGGCGATCGAGGCTGATGAGGTTCTGGACGCCGAGGTCATTGACGACAGTTGGGAAATACAACAGATCGGACAATAA